CTACATGAGTGTAAAAACACGAGAAAACTTAACATTGCGTTGGGCACAGGGGGAGGTATTCAATGCAAAAAACAGATTTAGAGTACTGGTAGCTGGCAGAAGATTTGGAAAATCCTATTTATCTTGTATTGAACTTGTAAACGCTGCGATTAAACGACCAGGAGAAACATATTTCTATTGTGCTCCCACATATCGCATGGCAAAGGACATTGCTTGGAAGGAATTGAAAAAACTCGTACCAAGAGAATGGATACAGTCAAAAAATGAAACAGATTTAAAGATCGAATTGATAAACGGCTCACTTATTGAATTGAAGGGAACAGAAAACGCAACCACGTTGAGAGGCCGAAGTTTAGCTGGTGTTGTTTTGGATGAGGCAGCCTTTATGGATTCTGACGTTTGGTTCCAGGTTATTCGACCAGCCCTTGCAGATAAACAGGGGTGGGCACTTTTCATATCAACACCCGATGGCACGGCAAGTTGGTTTTACGATTTATGGTGTTACGTTCCAGAGGATATGAGTGGTGATTGGAGGAGATGGAGTTTCACTACAGTAGACGGGGGCAATGTTCCAGTTGAGGAGGTTGAGGCAGCCAAGGCCCAATTAGATAACAGAACATTCAAGCAGGAGTTCGAGGCAAGTTTCGAGAATCTTACAGGATTAGTGGCAGTCAGTTTTAATGACGAAAATATTAGTAGCGAAGTTCAAGATTTACAAATGTTGCCATTAATTTTGGGATTGGATTTTAACGTTGACCCTATGGCAGGAATTTGTGCGGTCAAGCATAATGACTGTCTTTATGTATTTGATGAGATCATGTTGACGGGTGGAGCAACAACTTGGGATTTTGCGGAGGAAGTTGTCAGGAGGTATGGGGTGGATAGACGAATTATTGCGTGTCCAGACCCTACGGGTAGTGCGAGAAAAACAAGTGGTGTTGGAGTTACTGACCACAATATTCTAAGAAGGAGTGGATTTACAGTTATGAGTCCAAAATCTCCCTGGAAGATCAGGGATAAAATTACGTCAGTAAATACAGCTTTGTATGATGCAAATGGAAATCGTAGAACATTTATCCATCCACGATGTAAAGAATTGATAAAAGCACTTAGAACTCTTACTTATGCCCCAAATACAGGGCTACCAAATAAAAACTTAGGAGTTGACCATGCGTTTGATGCTTTTGGGTATTTATGTTTACAACAATTCAACCTTGTCAAACCAGAGACATTAGGCCAAACTTCGTTTAGAATATACTAAAATACCTAATTCTTACCATGCCCTACCACACTGGAATGAAGAAAAAGAAGAAAAAGAAAAAAACCAAGAAGAAGTGAGACAGTTTAGACGGGTAAGACGAGACAAAAAAACGGGAGTGCCCAGTAAATACCTTACGGGTGCTCGAAATCGTAGTGCAAAGGCAAAAGAAATAAAAGATACAGCCGAAAAGTACAAAAAAGGTCAATATATTGATATACAAGCCATTTCTAAATTACGTTCTCAACAAGATGACACAGACAAGAAGAAGAAAACCTCTAAGTCAGGCCGTAGAAAAAAATCTTAAGGAAAAGGCCAAGAAAACAAGATTTACCTATGGTCAACTTGCCCAGGTTTATCGAAGAGGTCAGGGAGCGTATTTATCATCTGGTTCAAGAAATGTATCTATGGCTGCATGGGCAATGGGTAGAGTAAATAGTTTCATTAGTGGAAGGGGAGGGGCAAGAAAAGCGGATGCTGATATACTTAAGAAAACACCCAAAAAAAGGTAGCCAATGGCTAAATCCGCAGCTATGAGTAGATGTATGGGCTATGTTTCTACTGTTCGCAAGAACAAAAAGAAGAAATCTACCAAAAAATCCACTAAATCTAAGAAAAAATGATTGAAATTACAGACGAGATGCTTGACATCATCGAAAAAGTAAAAGGAAAGAGAAATCCTGCTCTTTGGGACCCCAGATGTGAACAATATCAAAGAAAATTAAAAGAAGGTACTGTAAAAAAGTCAACAACAAGTTAAACTATCTATAAATACTCTTTTTTCTTTGGATCATGGCATTTTTTCGTGGAGAGGAAGGTTCTGTTAAATTTAAGAACTCTTCTGGCACTACTGAAGCGGTAGTTTCAACTACTGGTTGGACATTAGATACAACAAAAGAAACATTAGATGTAACTGCTCATGGAGCAACATCAAGAAGTTTTGTTGGTGGACTTATTTCTGGTTCTGGAACTATTGATTTTTTATACACAGCAGCTAGTGGTAATGAAACTGCGAACTTATTAGCTGATGTTTTAACTACAGAAGATGCTGGCGATGCACAGTTTGAATTATTTTTAGATACTACTGGAGCTAAAAAAGTAAGTTTTTCTGGAATTGTTACAGGAACAAGTTTATCTGCTACAACAGGCGAATTAGAAACTGTTAGTGTCAGCTTTATTTCTTCTGGTGCTATTACCAACGCTGCATAATGCCTAAATCATCTTATTCAGCGAAGCAACGCAAACTTGCTGCTGTTGCTCCTCCCAGGGATAAGATTACTGCTGCTGATTTAAAAAAGTTACGTTCCAAGAAAAAGAGGAAGAAAAAGTGAGACTTACCACCCGCCAAAAAAACCTACTCAAAAAACACTCTGAACACCATAGCGACAAGCACATGGAGATGATGAAGAGACTTATGAGACAAGGTGTAAGTTTTACTGAGGCTCATAAACGAGCCAAGAAGAAAGAGGGCAAATGAAAAAGAAAGATCCCAGACTTACA